ATACTACCTGTATTTATCGTAGCGTTTGTAAAAACAAGAACGTTAAGTCCACTGCCCGCTGGTGCGGTTATGGATGGTGACCCAACGCGATTTGCATTTACAGCAGTGAAACAAAAAGGCGTTTGCCAAGTTGCGTTTGTTCCAGATGTCGCCGTCAAAACTTGGGTAGCGACAGGTGAGTTTGAGTTCACCAAAACCGGAGAAGTAGGGGTTTCCAAACTTACAGCAGATGCTGCTCCCCACTTTAACCCAGTTGTTTGTGCGGAGTCTGCTATCAATATTTGTTTATTAGAACCAACGGGCAACCTAGTATCTACTGTAGCATCGCGCGTAAATACATCACCCTTTGTAGTTAAAGGTGGCGTATAAAACGGCGCATCTTGTTCCGTTAAAATCTTAGTCAATCCAGCCTGGTTCTTAAGATAAATACGATCTGTAGTGTTCTGATATCGTATTCCACCTTCTGCCATCGTGACGGACTGTTCTTGACCAGGCGGGATGCTCGGAAGTTGCAAATAACCGTGCGGCGTGTTCATACTAATCGCTGCTGAATTATTAGGGTCAATTGTAATGGTGCCAGAATCTGTCATCGTTAAATCTAAAAATGCGCCCACACCTGAACCAGTTATTGTTATAACTTGGTTAGCAATCAAATTTGGGTTAACACTGTAAACGCCTGTGTCCGAATTTGGAGGAATAAAACCCACAGAAACTATTGACCCTCCAGAAGCGAACGCGACTACCATTTTTGCGGGAATAATTGCAGTGCCACCGCGAATCTGAATGATGTCTCCGGTGTTATATCCTGTTCCCCCAAACGAGACTGTCGCTGAAGCAACGGATTTGTTAGATGACTTAACGACCGTTTGGGTTACAGCATCCCAAGTTGGTGAAACACCACCATCGTTAGTTATGAACTGTTGAGACAAGGTAGTGTCGAAAATAACTGATCCCGGCTTTAAATTAGTCAACGCAAGTCTTTGTGCTGTTGTCATATTAGGCAATAACAATACATTTTGCATGTGAGCTCCTATAGTTTCTTCAATGTTAAAATTTGAGCCGAGCATGAGTTATTTATCAGCGCGCCAGTCGTCCAAAATACAGTTAAAGTTAATGTTGTATTTGTTAATGTCGAAAAATTAGTTGAATTATTTGACAAGAAAGATGCTGTTGGCGCCGAACTTCCAAGACCGATTGTTTGAACAGCACTTTGTATGCTCGCGACGCCTGGGCCTCCAATATCTCTGATAGTCATAAACGCTTGCAGCGTAAAATTTCCTCCAGAATTAGTAGACATATTCCCCGTATCAAATAAAAAATAAGAACCACCGCTAAGAGCAATTCTAATCGATGGGGACGTAAGATCGCGAGCAGTTGTACCAGCCAATTCTAAAAATAAGGTATCTCCAACGGACAAAGAATTGGCAGGTATTGAGAAAGACCCAATGCCAGTACCATTTAAAGAACCAAGAGTAGCATTTGATATCGTAACCGGAGCTGTTTGTGTAAATCCCGGAAATAATGGGGCAGGAATTCCCGGGGAACCTACAGCGCCCGGGCTTCCAACAATTAGACTGATATCTTGATGCGTAACAGCATTTGTTGATGCGTTGTTTTGAACCCAAACCTCAATGTAATCACCCGAACTCATGTTAACTAATTTTTGTAATGAGATAGATTTAAATGATGGGCTGATACCATCCAAATTCACAGATTGAGCTGATTGAGCAATAACAGAACCATTCAACGCAATAAAAATCGTCACAGAATCAGACGCAAAAGAAAGTGACCCAGTCGTTGCGACCTTTACATCGTAAGTATTTGAACCAGAAGCTGTACAAGTTAAACGTCCAGCAGAGTGTGTAAAATTCTGCAATAATCCTGCGCTATAACTTCCAACAATCTTAACCGGGGTGCTTGTTGCAGAAAATGTTGTTGGTATCGCATTCCCTTGGAAATTCATTTCACCAAAATTTGCAGATGCAATATTTAATGCGTTTGTCTCGGGTATTTCCCAAACACCAGGCGCACCCGCGGTAACACATCTCCAAAAAGTAGACGGAGTTGTTGATTCGTCAAAGTGCTCATCATTTACTTCACCAGCTACAGAACCATTTGGATTACCGGAACCGCTAGAAACTTTTGGAACAGATAAGTTTAGCCGACTTGTTAATACGCTCTGAACATCGCTTAAGTTATTGATAGCGAGCAGATCACCTGTCGCAGCTGGTGTTTGCCATGTAGCAACAGTGGAAGATGTGGCAGTTAAAACCTGGCCGGCGGCTGGTGGACTCGCTAAACCGACGTTCACATTTAAGCCAGTTGTTGCCAAATTTGGAACTGCCAGAACGGTTTGTCTCCAATCGGCCGTGCCTGCTGGCCCAGGTATAAAGCATGACCAGAGATAGCTAGACGACTGATCCCAATATGTTTGATTCAAAATGCCAGCCTGAACGCCGTTAGGGTCTCCTACGCCGCTAATTTGTTTCGGTTGGCCCCCAATGTTTGCTAATGATGCTGCCGCATTAGCAACATCTGATAGATTGTTACTCGATCTTAAAATATTATTTGCAGTGAATCGCGCGTTTATTCCTCCTCTAAGACCGACGAACTCGTCCGTAGGAACCGACGACCCCGCAGAGGGAAACTGACTCCATTTTGTATCAGCCATTATATTATTCTCCTAGATTTCATTTTGTGTTAAATTGACTTACAACGGATGGTTTCCCGAGCGGTCAAAGGGGGAAGACTGTAAATCTGTTGGCTAAGCCTTCGAAGGTTCAAATCCTCCACCATCCACCAAAAAAGCATCATCTTTACACATAAGAGTAAAGTCCATCGCATTTCTGAAAAATTCCAGTACGCTTAAGCGCGTTTTAAGTCTGTCTTGGGGAGTCCCGATCCATGAGTCGTATAAAAGGTAAGGCCGTCGGTTTTCATCAAGATAACGGATCCTATCTTTAAGCGACTCTATTTCTTGATTAAATTCAGAGAGGATCTGCATTGATTTATCCGCTTTTTCTTCTGCATCCTTTTTTATAACGCTCTTAGTTTTCTTCATCGTTTATCTCGCTTCCTGTTGTTAGATTCTCTCGCATCATGCATTTTTAAGATTTCCATAGCTTTCTGATGAGCGTTGTCATGATTGCGCGTTTGTAGATCTACCATACTTCTGAAGTTCCTCGCTTCGACTTCTGAAGCGCGCAAAGCATTCTCTATACCTTGGCTCTCAATTTCCGACTCAGCTTTCATATAGTCTATAGATACCTCGTCTTCCTTGATTTGGATCTCTTTCGCATCTTTTATTGCTTTTAGCTGTATTTCTTGCTCTTTAAGATCGAGAGGTCTTGATATAAGCTCCATCTGCTGCTTTTGAATTTCAATTTGCTGTTGCATTTGCTGTTGCTGCATCTGCTCAGCCTGCTGCTGTTTCTGCTGTTTCTCTTGTAAAAATTTCTCGACGTTAGCCTTAAGAGTATCGATACCGCGAATATCGACATTTTCAAGTAAAGTATTAATGCCAGCAGGGCTATTGTTCATAAACTGCGCAAATTCCTCTGATATCTGCATCAGTCGTATTATCATCTCGAAAGCTTTTTGTCTTTGAATTTCAAAGCTAGCCCCGGGCTCGATATTTATCTCTAGACTGTCTGAATCATATTCTAGCTTTATCCCTCCATCTTGATTAATTTTTACGAATTGGCGTTTGCCGCTTCTATCTAAAACGGGGATGGTTCTCGGAGTTCGGATTGTGCGAGGTATTCGATCTAAGAGTATAGCCCCGATCTGCTCCATGCCCTTCATGTAGCTGACGATGTAAGGAAGAGCTACCGGGTTGCTTTGAGTCGCGCCGTTATTTATAGCTTCCCCACTAAGCTGGTTATTATTTATACCAAGACTAGCATCATATGATCCAAGAATAGTTTGCATCATCTGATCGCACATCATGAAAGTTTGAGTTATTTCGGGAGGAGCCGGAGCCTGTGGTGCGGGCTGAGGCACAGGCAATGGCTTCGTTGGATCGTTGAGATCGTACGCATTGTAGAAAAGAACAGAAGCGCGCTGGATGTCAATCATGGGATCGGTGTATTGCTGTGGAACGGCTTCGAGCGCATACATGAACTTGTGTTGAACCATGTTTTCGAGATAATTCGCTAAACATTGACCTGAAAAGTTCTTGAGCCTCTGTATTCCCTCTGTTTGATACAGAAAAGGACGGGTAAGCTGATAAGACGCGCCCTCTGCTTCTTGCCGCATAACCATCGAATTACCGTCTATAAAGACGTGTGGAAGATGTCGCCAATCAGTTGCTTGATACTCTAAGATACAATCGCCACACACTATGTAACGATCGATCGTCTCTATCTCTGTGCGTCTAGAAGAAACAACAATTGGAACTTGCTCTATTTTAGAGCGCGACCATTCTTCTGCGAACTGCTCGTACTCGCGCTCTAGCATCGTTTGCATCGGAGAATCGCTAGTAGCAGCGACTTGCACAATCTTTACTCGCCTCCTTCGCTTCTCGTAATAGTCTGCGACAAGCACTATTTTTTCTCCAGAAGCGGTCGCATAGCTCCAATTAAAATCAGAAATACCGTCTACTGTCTTAAATTTTGCCGATTTTACAGCGTCGCTTCCATATTCATCTTTGAACTGATCGTATGTGCGCGGGAAGATCTCAGC